AAGCCGCCGGTGCCGTGTACGCCGACGGCTACGGCGAGTCTGTGGCCGACGCGAACGAAGCCCTGAAGAACCTTTGGCAACAGGGCCTTGTGCCTGCCGGAGCTACCGCCGACGAAATGGCGGATATCTCCAAGAAGGCAATGGACGTCGCTGCGGTCCTGGGCGACGAAGTCGGACCAACATCGAATGCCGTCGGCCAGATGATTAAAACGGGGCTTGCCGACAACGCGAACGAAGCGTTTGACATTCTCGTTCGTGGCGCACAGGAAGGCGCCAACAAGTCGCAAGACCTGTTGGACACGTTCAACGAATACGGGACTCAGTTCAGGAAACTGGGGCTCGACGGTCAGACTGCAATGGGTCTGATTCAGCAGGGTCTACAGGGCGGCGCGCGTGACGCTGACATTGTTGCCGACGCGTTCAAGGAATTCAGCATCCGCGCCATTGACGGCAGTCAGACCACTATCGACGGCTTCAAGGCAATCGGCCTGAACGCAGACGATATGCGGAAGAAGATAGCTGCGGGTGGTCCGGCAGCGCAGGAAGCTTTGGGTCTGACGCTCGACAAGCTTCGAGCTATAAAGGACCCGGCGGAACGATCTGCCGCCGCTGTGAACCTTTTTGGAACACAGGCTGAAGACTTGGGTGACGCCCTTTATTCGATGGACGTTGACACTGCCGTTTCGGCGCTGGGCAAGGTTGACGGCGCTGCCAAAAAGGCAGGCGACACGATGCACGACAACGCCGCGAACCGAGTTGCGCAGTTCACCCGGGCGCTTAAGTCGGGGCTCACTGACTTCCTGGGGACAACGGTTATTCCGGCTGTGGAATCGCTTGCCGGGAAGCTGAGCACTGTCGGGCGAGCCTTCGCTACTGCCGCCGGTTTCGTCTCGCAGCACAGCGCGATATTCGGCACCATTGCCGGTCTGATCACGGTCGTTCTTCTCCCTGCGCTGATTGCATGGGGTATCACGGCGACGCAAACGGCGATAGCGAACGTGACGGCGTGGATCACGACGGCGACGACGTCCACCACTTCGGCGGCAACGCAGGTGCTCGCACACTGGTCTGTGGTCGGCGGGTGGATCAAGTCGGCGGCTACGGCCGTAGTGAGTGCCGCAACGGTTGTCGGCGGCTGGGTACTCATGGGCGCTCAGGCCATGCTTCAGGCGGCTCGTATGGCGGCAGCGTGGCTTATCGCCATGGGGCCGATCGGTCTTCTCATTGCTGCGATTGTTGGCCTTGTGGCAATCATCGTTGCCAAATGGGACACGATCGTGCAGTACACGACTCAGGCTTTCGAGTGGGTTTGGGAGAAGATCAAGGGTGTCTTCAACTGGATCAAGAATCTGTTCCTGAACTTCACCGGCCCGGGTCTGATCATTCAGCACTGGGACACGATTGTCGACGCGACGACGAACGCGTTTAAGTGGGTTAAGGAAAAGGCGAAGGCTGGACTCGACGCCGTCGTTGGTTTCGTGAAGGGACTTCCCGCGCGGCTTCTCGCAGCGCTGTCGTCTCTGGTGAGCGCCGGTAAGTCCATCGGTGGCGCCGTGATTAACGGCATCAAGAGCGGGCTTTCCAAGCTGGGTGGCTTTGCGTCGTCGCTTGCTTCCGCTGTGGGGACTGCCGCGAAGAGCGCAATCAATACCGTGATTGATCTGCTCAACTGGGCGATCCCCGACAAGCTGGGTTGGGGAAAGGTCAGCATCAGTCTGCCTTCTAACCCGATTCCGAAGATTCGCGCCATGGGTGGTCCGGCTTCCGGCTGGACGCGCGTTGGTGAGCGCGGACCGGAGGAAGTGTTCTTGCCCAACGGTTCCCACGTGCGCCCCAATCATGCGCTCAGCAATGGCGGCGGCGTGACCGTAAACGTTCAGACGAACGCCGACCCCTGGGCAATCGGGCGCGAAGTCGCGTGGGCGCTGAGGACGAATCCGGCGTGACGACTACTCACGTGAGTAGTCAGGGAGGAGTGTTGAAGTGGCGGAGTTGAACGACTGGACGTGTGAGTATCGGGGGCTCACCGTCGGAGTGCCCGACTCCGCCGTTTCGATTGTCGGCGTTGACGGGCTTCTCTCCCTACCCGAAGTTCGGTCGTCTGATCTGACGCTTGTGCAGCGCAATGGATTGTGGGCCGGACGGGACTATCTGAGCGGGCGCACGGTCACGCTCACGCTGGAGATTTACGGCTCGACGCGGGAAGAGTTCACGGACGCGCTGAACGCCGTACAGGCAGCGTTTATGCCGAGTCTTGAGGGGGCTGAAGAGTTCCCGTTCAGGTTCCGGTTCCCGGGCGCTGCCGCCGATCAGACGGCGTACGTGATGGCTCGTGTTCGTCGCCGGTCGGCGCCCCTAGACCTGAACTTCGCGTACCTGACTTGCAACATGGTGGTCGAACTGTTCGCTACGTCGCCGTACATCAATGGTGACGCGCCACGTGTGCATACGGTGCGGAGCATCAAGCGTGCAGTTGTGCCGACGGGCTTCATTCCCCCGGCAACGGTCCCTTGGCAGGTTGAATCTCAGGGCACTACGCCGGACGATCCGGTGACCCGCTTTACGCAGTACGGCAGCGTGGCGGCTCGACCGGTTGTCACGATCACGAACGGCGCTTCTCCGCTGCTGATTGACGACGTGACGGGACAGTCTTTCGGCGTCAACTACGACGGCACGGTTGTTATCGACTCCGCAGCAATGACCGTGCGGAATGGTCAGGGGGGCGACGTCAGCGGCTTTATCACCGTTGGCTCGACTTGGCCGGAGTTCGGCCCGGGTGAGCATCGTTTGCGGCTCCGCAGTAGGAACGAATACACGTCAGCTAAGGCTGTATTCACGTGGTCGGATAGGTGGGTTTAGATGGCTTCGAAGGCATGGTTTCAGGACGGCGTCGGCTATGGGGCGGCTGATCTCGCAACGTGGCATGACTGGCTTATCGTCCGGGGCGGTATCCGGCATGTCTTCCGCACGACGTCAGAGTTTCTGTCCAATTCGAATCAGACGAACCGAACGGTTTCCATCGGTGCGGGCAGCGTGCTTATCGGCGGCTCGACCGGTGGCGGCACCTGGGCGTGGTCTTCGGGTGAGACAGTCGCCATTCCGACGGCGTCGAACGACAACCCGCGTAAGGACCTGATCGTTGCTCGGCTGACGACTTCGGCAGTAGACGGCTCCAACGGGCTTTCCATCGAACTTGTTCAGGGCACCCCTGCCGCTTCTCCGCAGACTCCGGCACGGCCGGACAACGCCGTTGCGCTGTGCATTGTCGACGTGCCGAAGGCTTCAACAACCTTCACGCTTACCGTTGTTCGGACTACGGGTCAGTACACCGATCAGGCCGCGTACAACAACGGCACATTGGCTATCGACTGGGACGGCGTACTGCCGTTGGCGGCTGCATACCCGACCGGCTTCGTGCTGTACGACTACGGGCGCAATCAGCGCTGGGTACGGAAGGCTGACGCGACATGGTTCACGGCTGACTTCGGCCCGTGGGTTTCGGTGACGCCGCTCGACTTCCAAAGTGGCACCACCAATATCCAGACGTCGGGAAACCTCTACATTCGCGAGTCGTCTGTGTGCTGGGAAATGTCCGGGCGTCTGGACTTCTCCCCCGGGTTCACGCCGACGGGGCTCATCTCGTCTATTGGTTCCGTGCCGTCGAGCATTAGCCGACCGACTCAGCACACGTACACCATCGTGGGCGAGTCGTATTCGGCGGCGTCGAAGAACGGCGGAACGGCGCGGCTCGCCTACACGACAACCGGCGGGTTGGAGTTGGCCGCTGACCCTAACGGCAACATTTCTGCGCTGTACGTGAATGCACAGCTTTCGAAGTCGCCGTTCAACACGTAACCGACTCCCTTCGTATAGGTAGGAGGTATATCCATGCCTGAATACGAAGTGCTTCAGGTTGAAGCCAAAACCGGCGACGTTGAAGCGACGTTGCCGGTTACCGGCATTAGTTACGGCGAGACGTTGAATTCGGCCGGTACGGCTTCTGTCGGTATGCCGCTGAGTGCCGCTGACCCGGACACGCTGAAGCCTGGTCGCTCCGCACTAGTGGTGACGCGTGACGGCGAGACCGTTTGGGGCGGAATGCTCTGGACGGCAACGGCTGATCTTGCCGCCGGTACGTTGGCGCTCAATGCGTCCGGGTGGCACAGCTACTACAGCGCGTGCTACCTGGGCGGATGGGTCCCGAAGGACGATGAAGGCGGCAGGCCGCAGGTAATCCCTGGTCGTTGGAAGGGTTACAGCGGCACGAAAGATCAGGCGCTTCTTCTGACTGACTGGATTGAGTGGGCGAACGACAACGGCGGTATTGGTACCGACACGTCACGGCTCACGACGACCGGCCGGATTCGTTCCCGCGACTGGGGCTTTGCCGAGTTCAAGAACATCGCTGAGGCAATCAACGAGCTTGCCGACGAAGACGGCGGCTTCGATTTCCGGTACGAAACGTTCTGGGCGAACGGTAAGCGCACGCGCGTGGGTAACCGGATTCTGCGAACCGGCCGTGTGTCGCTGACGTTCCCGACACTGACGCATCTAGTCGACGCTGACGTGTCCCAGGTGGCTTACGACGGCAGCAAGCTTGCAACCCGCGCATGGGCGTTCGGCGCCGACATGGGTACCGGCTTGAAGCCGTACGCGACGGTTTCGAACCCCCTTGATGCCCCGACGCTGACTCAGGTTGTGACGTGTTCCGACTTGAAGTCGACGGCGTCCCTGACTCCGAAGGCCGGTGCGTTGGCCGCTGTGGGACGGCAGGCAATCGCCATTCCGACGCTGAAGTTGTACCCGGGCGTGTTCGACCCGCGCGACTTCATTCCTGGGGCGTACGGCACGGTGAATGTCGATTCCGGCTACGTGCGGTTGCTTGAAGAGTTTGTGTTGACGGAACGGCGCGTTGAAGTGGACGTGAACGGCACTGAGGCAGCGACGCTATCTCTGGCCAGTAAGGAAGTGTTCGTAAGTGGCGATTCAAGCTAGCGCGCTGCCGCCCTCGCTCGTGTCTGAGCTAAACGAATTGAAGCGTCGACTAGCGGCGCTAGAGCGTAAGCCGAAGCTTGGCAGCGTGAATGAGCGCATGCCGTACGGCTCGTATCAGTCTCCGTCGCTGGAAGGTAACGAGGGTTCCCAGTTCGTTCACACGCTGGGCGTCATCAACTCGACCGGCCTGAATCAGCCGGTTCTTCTGTTGCTTATTCCGTTCCACATTCCCCAGACCATTGGGGGCGCGTCTCCGCTCGACGTGTCGGTAACCGTGTGGCTTCGGGACATGATCACGGGCGGCAAGACTTCAGAAATCACGCTCGACAAGAACGACGACTTTCCGGCGCCGAACAACGGGTTCACTCGCACTATCACGTGGTCATGGGTGCATCCTCAGCCGATCGGCTTTGACGACCCGAACCAGTGGAAGGGTTTCGCCGTCGAGTACCGGGTGAACAAGCGCGTGGTCGACAACGGCGACGACTTGACGGTTGGCATGGGCAACCCGTTCTTGATTACCGGCGTGCCGCTGGGGACGTACGAGGAAGAGTCGACCGGCGGCAATCCGCGCGTTAACGGCGTGCTGACGCCGACGGACGGAGGGCCGGTCACATGGGGCTGACAGACATGGTTGGTGCCGCTGAGATTGTCGGCGGCGTCTGCCTCTTCCTCACGCTCGTCTACCGGCAGGTGAAGACCGGCGCCCGTGACGCGTGGCGCGAGGAAGCCGAAGCACAGACCATGCGCGCTGACCGGCTTGAGAAGGAAGTCGCGCGCCTTATTGAAATCGTCGAGTCGCTTCGCGCTGAAAACCGTGAGCTTCGCGAACACATTGACAACCTGATTGGGGGCGCGAATGGCACCACTCCCGAATGAGATTCCGACCGTCCGGGTTACGGGAACCTACCGGGGTCCGGACGGAAGAGCACTGAAGGGGTCGGTCACCTTTACGGGTCCGCCCCTTCTTACGTTTTCGGAATCGGACTTGTTCCTTGCGGGTTCGGTCGTCGCGTCGCTCGACGAATCGGGGCAGATAATCGACGCCGACGGAAACGTTGGCGTCCGTCTGCCCGCTACCGACTCCCCCGACATGAACCCGACGGGTTGGACATGGACGGTTAAGGAGAATCTAACCGGCGTCACTGGGGCACGTACCTATTCCATGGTGCTGCCGAGTGACACGCCGGACAACACGGTTGACCTGGCTGACGTTGCACCCGCCGACCCGACTACGCCGAGTTACGTTGCCGTCCCTGGTGACAGCGCGTACGAGATCGCCGTAGAGAACGGGTTCACCGGCAGTGAGACTGATTGGCTCGCGTCACTGAAGGGCGATAAGGGAGACCCGGGCACGTCGGGCGGCGTAACGTCCGTGAACGACAAGACGGGCGTTGTCACCCTTACGGCGGCTGAGCTTTCAGCGCTGAGTCTGACCGGCGGCACGCTCACCGGAACGGCGCTCAGTCGGCAGAACACGGGAACGTCTACGGCGTTTTCGGGAATCGTAAACGGCGACGGATTCGACCGTTGGCGCATGACCGTTGAAGGGTCGCTTGCGTGGGGACCCGGCAACGCTGCACGTGACGTGTTCTTGTCCCGTAGCGGCTCCGGCACGCTTCTCCTTGATGGCACGCTGAACGCGAAGGCGAACGGCGGAGTCCGCGACGTGAAGGCGTACGGGGCGAAGGGCGACGGCGTCACGAACGACACTACGGCGATTCAGGCAGCGCTGGACGCTGCGAAGAATGCCGGTGGCGGGACGGTCCTCATTCCCCCGGGCACGTACAACGTGTCGACGTTCCTTGTCGTGTATGACCACACGACCATTTCGGCGTTCGGGGCGACGATTCGCAGCGTCGGCAACACGGGCTTGCTGCGGAACTTCCTCTCTTCGGAGACGTTCAACGGCTACACCGGCCACAGCAATATTCGCGTCTTCGGCGGCGTATGGGACAACAACGCTTCCGACGGTACGACCGGCACGGTTACGGCGACGACGAACACAATGGGTTTCGTTCACGCGAAGAACATCACGGTGATGTTCGCGACGCTTCAGAACACGTCGAGTGCTCACGCGCTGGAGTTCAACTCTATCGACGGCGGACGCGCACTGTTCTGCCGCTTTGAGGGTTACCGCGACAACTCGGGTGACAACTCTCGGCAGTATTCCGAAGCCGTTCAGATTGACATTGCGGTTTCGGGCTCTTCGAGTATCGGAGCGTACGACGGAACGGCAAGCCGGAACATTCTCGTTCAGGGTTGTTATTTCGGTGCGTCGTCGCGTCTGGGTCCGTTCGGTCGCGCTGTCGGTTCGCACACTTCGGCTTCGGGCAGCACCTTCCAGAACATTCAGGTTTTGGGCAACCGAATCGAAGGCACCCTCCGGGAAGGCATTCACGGCTATTCGTGGTCGGACGCTGTCATTGCCAACAACGTCATTTCGGGAACGGGCTACTCCGGCATTCTGGTCGCTGCGCCGTCGGGTTACTCCGTGACGATGCGGGCTATCGAGATCAGCGGCAACGTGGTCAGCGGCTCCGGTACGGACTCGGCGATTCGCGTGCTGGGCAACTCGACTAACGTCATCTCTACGGCCACGGTCGCCAACAACACAGCGCGGAACATCACCGGTAACGCCGTACACGCCGAATACTGCAATGCGCCTTCCATCGTGGGCAACAACGTCAACACGACGTCGTCTACGGGTCTGTACGCGCTGAACAGTGACTACGCGGACGTTGTTGGGAACAAGGTTCTCAGCGCGGGATCGAACGGCGTGAACATCTCAGGATGTACGGGCGCCACGGTGGCGAACAATACGGTCAAGACGACGTCGAGCAACTACGGCATCTTCGTCGGGTCGGGCGCTGGGGCGTCTTCGGACGTTCAGGTGACCGGCAACCATGTCATCGGCGCGGCAAGTGCCGGAGTTCGCCTCAGCGCCAACGCAACGGGTTGCTTCGTGTCCGGCAACAAGATCCGCGCGAACGGTGTCACGACGAACGGCGTCACGCTGGACAACTCGGCAACCGGCGCCGTGATCGTGGGCAACGACATGAGCGGCAACGGCTGGGCGTCCGGTGTTGCCATCGTGGCCGGTACGGCGACACCGAAGCTCGACTTCACGGGTGGCTCGACGTCACCGGGTCACAACCTGATCTGATCTCTGACTACTCACGTGAGTAGTCCAGCCCCTCAGTAATTCGACTGGGGGGCTTTTGGTTGCGCGAATGGAGTTCGCTTTGAGCATCGAAAAGCTTCTGTCGGTCGCGAAGGCCGAAGTCGGCACGCGTGAGAAGTTCGCGGGTGGCCACTGGGTCAACGACTCGAAGTACAACCGTTGGTTCGGCAGGATTCCCGGGTATTCCCAGAACGGTTACGGGTGGCCATGGTGTGCGGCCTTCGTGTCTTGGGTTGCCCATGAGGCTGGACACGCTGACCTTTACCCGCACACGGCTTCGTGCGCCATCGGCGTTTCATGGTTCAAGAACCGGGGGCGCTTCTCCGAGTATCCGGCCGTTGGCGCTCAGATCTTTTTCGGCTCCGGCGGGGGCGCTCACACGGGTCTCGTGTACGCGTATGACGAGACGTACGTTTACACGTATGAGGGCAACACGAACGCTTCCGGTGGCGCTGAGGGCGACGGCGTGTATGCGAAGAAGCGCGTACGGCGTGACGCGTACGTGTACGGCTACGGCTACCCGGCGGTTTCCGGTTCGCTGAGCGCTGACCCGAACGCCGCTCGATTCGGGTACAAGCACGCGAAGACGAGTGAAGCGGCGAAGCCTGCCGCGAAGCCGTCGAGCCCCAGCAAGCCGAAGGCGTACGCGCCGTTCCCGGGCGCCGACTTCTTCAAGCGTGAGCCGAAGTCTCCGCTCATCACGGCCATGGGTAAGCGTCTCGTGGCTGAGGGTTGCTCCGCGTACAAGGACGGTCCTGGTCCCCAGTGGACTGACGCCGACAAGGCTTCGTACGCGAAGTGGCAGCGCAAGCGCGGATACACGGGCGCCGACGCTGACGGGTGGCCGGGTAAGACCACGTGGGACGCGCTGAAGGTCCCGAAGGTCTGAGCGACGCTCACTCTGCGTTAGCTCCGCGGGAGCCGGTATGTCCGATTCTGTACGGGTTCAGGGCATGCCGGCTCCGGCCTAATCCGTAACTCACAGTAAGGGGACGCCATGGGCGACCACAGCAAGCCGAAGCGCTTCGACCTGGGCGCCGTCGTGTCCTGGGCGAAAGCTCACCCGAAGATCGTCAGTGCATTCGTTGTCGGCGTAGTCGGCGTGATCACCGCCGTCAAGCCGGAATTCCCGGGTGCTGCCATCGTGAGCTTCGTGAACGCCGTCCTAGGCGCGTAAGTAGCCGACTCCCTTCGTGGCGAGTGCAAGAGCATTCCAGCGAAGGGAATTCGGCAATGGCCTATTACAAGAGCATCGGCCTTATCGGTCCCGCCCAGTCGGGTAAGGATTCGGTCGGCGCTCGACTCCGGCAGCGATACGGATATCAGCGCGTGGCATTTGCTGACCCGCTGAAGCGTGCGGCGCTGAATCTCGACCCGTACATTCCGACCGGTTATGGCGTGACGGTCCGACTTTCGGCCCTGGTTGCCGACGTCGGATGGGACTACGCGAAGACCACGTATCCGGAAGTGCGCCGGATTCTTCAGCACGCTGGGCAGACGGTCCGCGACATTGACCCGGATTTCTGGGTTCGCGCGGCTGTGCCTGCCATTGAGGCGGCCGAGCGGCTGAACCTGAACCTGCCGGTTGTCGTGACGGACGTCCGGTATGAGAACGAAGCGCGTGCACTGAGGAACTGGGGCTTCGCCCTTGTCCGGGTGACGCGCCCAGGTGCCGGAGCGACCGGCGAGACGGCGAAGCATCGGAGCGAAACGGAGTTGGACAACTGGGCAACGGCGCTGACCATTGCCAACACTGGGACGCTGGACGACTTGAACAGCGTCGTTGACAGTCTCCTACTCCCCCGGACCCGCTGACGCGTGCCCCCTACTGACTGCCTTCGGGTGGCCGGTAGGGGGCTTTTTTGTGTCTCGGCTTGGTCAAGGAACGGTAAAGCTTCCCGTGTACTCACGTGAGTAGTCAGAAACCGGCCCTCAGGGGCGCTAGGCTGAGCGCAGCACAGCGGAGACAACGGAGGGGCAGCGATGAAGTTCACGGCAGAGTACAAGGGGCAGAAGTTCACCCGGACTTCGTCGCGCACCTACACGCACGTCGTCATCATCGAGCGGGATGGAGAGTTCATTGCCGCTCGATGGAGCATGAGCCCCGAAGCCGCCGCGAAGCGTCTGCCGCACGGCTGGGAGACTGAGCGGGTTGCCACCGTGGAAGTCACGGCGGAGTCCGCTACCGAAGAGCCGAAGGCCGAAGAGTCGAAGGCCAACAACGAAGAGGGGGGCCGCACCGTGGCCGCGAAGAAGCTGAAGCTGAAGGACGTTCGGGGCGACGTGCGCATTGGCGCCGTGCCGGGTGCCGACGCGATTCACGCACTGCGCAACGCCGTTGACGCACAGGGGCGAAACCTGCCGATGTGTCGCACCCGCACAAAGAACCCGATTCAGTACTGGGGTCCGGCCATGGAACAGAAGCCGGAACTTGAGTTGTGCGCCGGTTGCTCGAAGGTCGTTCCGACCGGCGACGTGACCGTGACCGAAGAGCCGGTGAAGGTGCCGGGTCTGGACGACGTCACGGTGACGAAGACCAACATCACGCCCGTTGACGCTGACGCCGCGTACAACGCCGCATTCGACCAGGCTCGCGCCCTGGGCGCCGACCATGCCGAAGCCGCCGACCGTGCCAAGGAAGCACGCGACGCATTCAACAAGGGAGAGAACAACATGCCTGCCGCCGCGAAGAAGACTGCTGCCGCAAAGCCGGAGCCGACCCAGGACATTGACGCGCTGATCAGCGCCGTTCACGAACTGGCCGACCTGACGAAGAGCGCGACCGACGCCGACGCCGTCCAGAAGTTCACGGACCGGGCCGAGGAGATCATCAAGACCCTGCCGACGAAGCACCGCAACACGCTTCGCTCGACGGTCAGCGACGCAAAGAAGACGCGGCTTGCTGAGCTGAAGTCGGAGTCTGACGACGCTGCCGCCGACGCTGCTGCCCCTGCCGCCGCGAAGAAGACCGCTAGCAAGGCTGTGGCGAAGCGCACTGCCGCCGCCCCCGCTGAGGCTGAGGACTTCAACAAGTTTGACGGCGTGCCGAAGCTTGTTGAGGACGGCGTCAAGACCTTCAGCGAAGGCATGCGCCTTGGGATGGAGCTGACCAACGCGGGCGAGAAGCTTGCACACATCATGCTCGACATGCGCACCCGCATCCCGAACCCGGACGCGAACAACCTGCCCGACCTGATGTCGGCGCGTAAGACCACGAAGAACAGTCACAGCGCCGTGTACGACCAGGTTCGAAAGACCATCGCTGACGACGACGTTGACCGGCTTGCTGCCTTCAACTCCCTTCAGCGCTCGACGCAGAACAAGGCGAGTGACGTCCTGTGCGAGTGGCTGGAGTCGTTCGACGGTCCCGACCGTGACTCGTCGCGCAGCATCATGGATGAGCTTTTCCCGGGCGCCACGAAGAAGCTGGACGACAACGCGAAGCTCCGTGAAGACCTGAAGGCCGAAGGTATCAGCGAAGACGCTGAGGACTTCCCGGCGGAACTGAAGCCGTCTGAGGCGATTCGTGAACTGTACGCCGACCACGGGGTAACCCTCCCCCGGTACGGCCGTACGGAGCTTGCGCGCTACGACCGGCGCGTGAAGGCCATCGAGTCGGCCACGAAAGAATTGGAGACGGCGAAGGAAGCCGACGACGCCCCGAAGGAGAAGATCGAAGAGCTTGAAAACAAGGTCAAGGAACTGAAGTCGGAAGTTCCCGCCGACTACCTCGCCGAGAAGCTTGCTCCGGTCAAGGAGAAGACCGACGCTGAGCGCACGAAGGAAGCGCTGGACGCCGTGAAGGCGCAAATCGAGAAGGCCGGGAAGCGCTTCAAGAAGGTCACGGCGGCGAACGAGAAGCGGAAGGCGAAGGCTGAGGCGTACGCAATCATTCGCGCTGCCGCCGACGCGTTCGACCTTGACCTGAGCGCCCTGGTTACGAGCGACGAAGAGTAGTCAGACCGGCACAGAACGTGGCGCCCCTGGGAATGGCCCGGGGGCGCCTTCCATAGAAGGGGGTACAGCATGCAAGACGCGGAAATCATCACCCGTGAGAGTGGCTATCTTGTGTCCGCTGAAGGTCCGGGGTCCGGCACGTCAGTTGACCGACTTCCCGCCCTACGGGACGTCGCACTCTGGGTCATTGACGGGTATGACTACTACCTGTCGAACGACACAATGCGCGCACTCGCAGAGATCACAGACAGCGGCGGCGTTGCCAGCATCGAGCTTGAGACGGACAAGGGCAGCGTCACAATGACCGTGGCCTACTCAGCACCCGCGAAGGAGGGGCAGGCGCATGACTGACTGGAGAGTGACACTCTCTTTCACCGCGCCGTACCCGGTACGGCAGGAAACAGCGCAAGCGTTGTGGGGGTTGGGCGATCACTTCACGTCCCTGCCCGGGGCGCGCACCTATCAGTGGGCTGCAACAGCGAGCGCCGACACGATCGTTGCTGCTGCGGAACACGTGGCGTTCAGGCTGGCGAGCGCGTTGCGTGTAGCAGACATGGGCGAGCCGGAAGTGTTCGCCATGGAAGTTGAGCGGCTGCACCCGCTACGGAGTCAGCAAGCGCCCTAGATCCCCCTGAGCGCCCCTCACAGCCCCGCCGGGTCACCACGTACCGGCGGGGCTTCGTCATGCCGTCACAGCGCCGTACAGCGCCGACCAGGGGCGAGTGATGCAGTGACGCTGTGACTCATTTCTAGGAATCACATAAGACTTCTCTAAGAGCAATCCGGAGTTGGCGCCACTGCATCACAGCGTCACCACGTAGCCGACTCCCTTCAGACAGGTAGAGACACCTACCGCTGAAGGGGGCACATCGTGCCGAAGGTCCGCACTATCTACCGGGGCGGAAGCCGCTTCTACGTCCATCCCGAAAACCGGGAAGTCGTTCACCCGGGCGTCACGTCGGTTATCGGCATGCTGCCGAAACAAAACTTCCTCGGCCCGTGGAACGCGAAAATGGCGGCACAGCTTGCCGTCGACTCCATTGACTTCGTTGCCGACATGGCAGCGCGCGACAAGGAAGGCGCCGTTCAGTACCTCAGTGGTGCCGCGCGCCGGTACACGAAGGTTCGCGCTGACCTGGGCAGCGAAGCGCACGATCTTTTCGAGCGCCTGATTCGCGGTGAGTACGTCGGGCGGGTGCGCGCTGATCTGACGCCGTACGTCCAGCACTTCCGTGAGTTCCTTGACGCCGTCAACCCTGAGCTTGTGCGCGCTGAGGACGTCGCATGGTCGGACACCTACGGGTACGCCGGAAGCTTTGACGTCGTCATGCGCATTTGGCTGGACGACAACGGCATGCCCACGCCGGACCGGTCCGGGAAGCCGCATCTGATCATGGGCGACTGGAAGACGTCGAAGAGCACGTATCCCGACGTTGCCCTTCAGATGAGCGCCTACATGAACGCCGACTTCGTCATTGACCCGGACGGCAACACGTCGCCCATGCCGGAGTTCGACGGCGCTGCCGTACTGCACATCACAGATGAGACCTGGGCGTTCAAGCCGGTTGAGACTGGGCCGGACGTCTTCGCCCAGTTCCTTCATCTGCGGGCAACGTTCGACTGGGACCGTGATCTTTCCCGGAAGGTGATCGGCAAGCCGGTTGCGCGGAAGTCGACCGGTCGCATGGTGACCGGTACTCAGCGAAGGGCGCGCTAGTGGCGGAGTTTTGGCGTGTGAAGCCGGGGCGCTACCCGTTCCGCAACGCTGAAGTACGCGTACAGCTTCGCGAGAAACTGTGCGTCGGCTCCGTGTTGCTGGACGAAATCGACGTGTGGATTGACGACGTCGAACCCGCCGAAGCCGTCGAGCGCGCGAAGCGCGTGATCCGCGACCGTCGGGCACAAGCTGACGCTGTGCGCGCTGTGCTGGGCGACTCGCCTGTGAAGGAGGAAAGTTGACCGGTCCCAACTGTCTGTGCAACCCCCAGCGAAGCGGGCTGTGCGGTAGCTGTGGCGGCTAGCGTCGCCCAGTCGACGTAACTCCCCCAGTGAAGCCCCTCAGTGCCTTACACGGGCGCTGAGGGGCTTTTTGTATTGCGGCTTGTACCGCCCGATTACTCACGTGAGTAGTCAGCGCGGGTCACCGACTCCCTTACCCACAAGTGAAGCGGGCAACAAGCCCCCGACACGTGGGAGCACACACATGGCTAAGCGTTCCATTTGGGCAGGCGACGAAGACAACAAGCCGAAGAAGCGCGAGACGTACAGCGACGACACCGTTGGCCGGTTCCACTCCGGCTATTCGGAGCTGAACGAGCGGGGCAAGATGGTTCCCGTTGCGCTTGCCGATTGGCGCATCTCTACCGGCGAGAAGTCCGTGGCCGACGCTGTCGCTCAGCTCTTCGGCGGCTCGCCGGTTGAGAACGAGGAGAGCACGTCGGAAAACTTCATCGACGTCTTCACGGAGAAGTCCCGGATTCCGGTCGTCATTGAGGCGGACGGTATCCACTGGGACATGAAGCAGTGGGTTAACGGCAAGCTGAAGCACCACTGTGACGGTTTCGACTTCGTCTCGCACAACGACCCGGACATGATCGGTCAGCCGTGCGGGTGCCCGAAGCTCTTTGATGAGCGGAAGGCGGACGCGAAGAACGATGACGGACCCAACCCGTCCATCACCGTGACGTTCTCTCTGGCCGACGACCCTGAGCTTGGCAAGTTCAAGTTCCAGACCGGTTCATGGACGCTCTTCAAGGTTCTGCACGAAGCCGAAGACGACGTCGAGCGTATCGGCCGGGGCGGCGCTGTGTTCGGCTATCTCGAACTGGAGTTGGTCGAGTACACGCCGAAGAAGGGTCCCATGCGGAACAAGCTTGTTTCGTATTACAAGCCCGTTATCAACGTCGTTAAGTCGTACAACGACGCTATCGCGGAGTGAAGCTAGACGCTACGGAGCCGTTCAACTGGGCGCGTGCGCTCCGTGAAGCACATGACGGCACGGTAAAGCTTCCGCTGTGGGACTACCCGCCGGAAGCTCGCCGTGCCGTCCTGAGTGAGCGCGCTCGACGCTTCGGCACCCCAACGGCAGACGACTTCGATCCGGAATATCACTGATGGGTCAGCGCGGAACGGTCACCGACTACGCCGGGGAAAGGCTGTATGTCGGTGACCTGATCAATTACGCCACCCGCTGTGGGAACGGATGCCGCGCGTCGGACGCGATCATTCGGGAAATCGAGATTCGCTACGCGTACGGCAAGCGAATTCCGTTCCTGAAGGTGCAGCCGACCGGCGTCGAGTCCCGAAGCGGGTTGGACGAACGGAAGACGCTTCGCGCTGAATGGATCGGCACGGAGCACGTACGCCTGTTGCGTAGCAACGTGACGGGACAACACTGACCGACAAGCCCCGGGCGGAGCATTGCGCTTCGTACCGGGGCTTCGTCGCGTTCGGACTACTCACGTGAGTAGTCAGGGAGCAGAGACATGCACACAGCACTGTTCATTGGGCCGGACATGGCGCCTGCCCTGGGGGACGTCCGGGATCGACTTCCGGGCGACACGATTTACCTGAAGGAAGGGGCGACCGACCGGCGAGACTGGGCGCGCTACGCCGACGCGCTGACTACCGCCATCACTCGTGGCGCGTCCGTTGTGTGGTGGGGCGAGTGAGTACCGACGAAAAGTTCAACGTCATCGTTGCCGTGTGCTTGGCCTTCATATCCGGGTTTTCCTTCGCGCTTGCGCTGTGTGCTGGGGGTAGGAAGTGACGCACGAACCTAAATGCGCTTGCGCGCCGTGCCGGAACAAGCGCCGGAAGGCGTATATCAAGGACTACTACCGGAAGCTTCCGAAGGACAAGCGGCACACCCTGAGTCAGAAGCGACGTGCCACGGCGTACGGCGTCGAGCACGAAGAGTATTCCCGAACCGAGATCATGCGCCGCTGGGGGTATCGCTGCGCCTACTGCGACGGACGGGCAACGCACCTTGACCACGTGCACCCGCTCAGCAAGGGGGGTGCCGACGCTGCGCACAACATGCTTCCGGCGTGCGCTCCTTGCAACCTCAGCAAGGGTGCGAAGACGCTTGCCGACTGGGCACTGACGTTCGCGCCTGCCGTCGAGTAACCGACTCCCTTACGCCCCACTGAGAGCAACTATCGAAGGGGGTTCGTATGGACTTCGTCGGCATCCTGGGGCGTTTCCAGCAAGTCAGCGAAGAGCCGGACGGGGGGTATCTCGCCGTCTGTCCGGCTCACGCCGACTCGCGTCCGTCGCTGCGTATCTGGCGTGGTGACGACTTGAAGGTGAGACTCACGTGCCGCGCGGGCTGTGAGACGAAGGACGTCGTCGATGCCGCTGGGCTGAAGTGGGCTGATCTGTTCAACGCGACCGGCGACGGCGCTACCGTTCCGAAGGAAAGGCCGAAGATGGTTGGTCCGGCAAACGTGGTCGCGCTCCGCATGTGGCTTGAGTCGCTGCCGCTGGGTGACGGTACGTATGCCGACAACCGGTTCGGTATCGGACCCGCTGAGGCTGAGCGGCTGGGGCTCCGGTACTCCGAAGCTAAGCCGTTCCGGCCGGAGGAATACGACCGTGCGGTAGCGGCAGGCATTCAGCCGTCGTTCGTCTCCCGTACCTTCGCCCGGTACCCGCGTCTCGTGGTGCCGCTGAAGGGGTTCGACGGCGTGACCCGTGGCGCCCAGGGGCGTGACCTGAGTGGGCAGTGTCCGGGGCGGTGGCTGAGTCTGAGCAACCCTGAAGGGCAGCGCTGGGCGCCGTACGGCGTGTTCAGGGGCGAAGCCGGTTACGGGGTCATTCTGGTCACTGAGGGGCCGGGCGACGCGCTCACAGCCGTCAGCGTTGGGTATGACGCCGTTGCCGTCCGGGGCGCTTCCCTGGTCAACAATCCTGAGCTTGTCGCGGAGTTGGCCGACGGGCTTCGCGGCTTTCAGGTCATTGTGTGTGGCGACAACGACACTGCCGGACAGAGCTTCACGCTTCGTCTGTCTGAGGGGCTTGCCGCCCACGGTATCGACGTGTACGCGCTGACCGTTCCGACGGCAGGCGAAGACCTTACCGATTGGCGTGAGCGCGACCCTGAAGCGTTCCCGAAGGCTCTTCACGCTGCCGTCAAGGCCGCTCGCCCCGTGAAGGATCGGGCGACCACTGAGGCACAGCACCGTAAGGCGGAGGTTGCCCAGCGGACCGGCGCCGTTCAGGTGTCGAGCGACCAGGGCGCCGACGCTGCCCGCATCCTGGGCGACCTTGTGTCGACGTACGGCGAGTCGGACGCGATGAACGCTCACGCCCTGGTCGCATGGACTGACGGGCGTATCAAGTACGCCCCCGGGTTGGGGTACTTCGTTTGGGACGGCGTGACCTGGGTCAAGTCGGCAACGCGTGTGCGTCAGGAGATTCACGCCATGGGCGCGGCGCTTGTGCTTGCCGGGTGCCTGCCGGAGTCGCGCGGCTTCACCATGACCACGAGAATCGACGCGCTCATGACGGAGCTTCGCAGCGTGCCCAGCGTGTACGTGGACGCTGAGGAGTTCGACGCTAAGCCGCACCTGTTGAGCTTCGCGAATGGCGTGGTGGATCTCCGCACGGGCAAGCTTCGGGCGCACGACAAGGGTGACATGTTGACTGTGTCGCTGCCGCTGGAGTACGACCCGGCGGCGAAGGCTCCGCGCTGGGAACAGTTCCTTACGGAAATCTTCCCGGACAACGCTGATCTTGTGGACTACGTCCGGCGGCTTGTCGGCTACGGCATTACCGGCAACACGAGCGAACAGTGTTTCGGCGTGCTCTGGGGTAAGGGCGCCAACGGTAAGAGCGTCTTCACGGAGACGCTGACTGACGTGTTCGGCCGGATCACGAAGACGACGCCCTTCGCCACGTTCGAAGACAAGGGCAACGGCGGAGGGATTCCGAACGATCTTGCCGCCCTTCGTGGTGCGCGTCTCGTCATGGCGTCTGAGGGCGAGTCGGGCAAGCCCATGAGCGAAGCCGTCCTGAAGCGCGTCACGGGTAAGGACAAGGTCACGGCGCGATTCCTGCGACAGGAATTCTTCACGTTCGCGCCCACGTTTCTGATCATGCTTGCCACGAACCACAAGCCGAAATTTAAGTCACAGGATGAAGGGCTTTGGCGCCGTGTGAAGCTCATTCCGTTCACTCGGTATTTCGCGCCCCACGAGCGGGATTACGACCTTGACAGGAAGCTTCGCGCTGAAGCTGCGGGCATTGTGGCGTGGGCTGTGCGCGGAGCCGTCGAATGGTACGCGAACGGGCTTCGCGATCCTGAGAGCATTTCCAGTGCCACGCGCGAGTACCGGGCAACGTCCGATGCGCTCGCCGGATTCTTTCCGGGTGTGCTCGAAGCGGCTGACGACTCGCACGTGTTGCCGGGTGCGGATGCATACCTTGCTTACACCGATTGGTGTGAGGCTGAGGGTTTGCAGCGCAAGGAGATTTGGAGCCGGAAGGCGTTTTACGGCGCCATGGAAGAGCGCAACGTGATGAAGAAGAAGACAAACAAGGGTATTGCGCTGGTCGGCGTGCGCATGGCTGACGCGCCTGCCGCCGCTACTGGTCCGGGCATCTTCGCCCAGGACTGACCCGGGAAGCCCCTGACTACTCATGTGAGTAGTCAGGGGCTCTTCGCGTCTCCGACTCCCTTCTAGGCAGGTGAGTGAAGGGAGTTGACACATGATCACTTACCGCCACGGTGTGGCCGGTGGCGTCGTCACGATACGGGTCCCCGAGACTGACGCTGATCTTCGTGAGTTCATGCACTGGGCGCGCAACAAGCCCGAACTTGCGTTGGATACGGAGACGACCGGGCTCGACATCTACGCGCCGAACTATCGGTTGCGCACGGTGCAATTCGGCACGACGCGCGAAGCGTGGGTTATCCATTACGAACTGGGCGGCAGGTTCCGCGAAGCCGCCGACTACGTTCTGACGCACTGCCCGCGCTTTCTGATTCATAACGCGCCGTTCGATTGGCTTGTGCTCGACGCGCACACTCCCGTTTCGCTTGAGTCGCTTGCTCCGCGCACGACGGACACAAAGATTAAGGCGACGCTGATTGACCCGCGTCAGCCCCAGGAAGGCGGCATAGGTACTGGCCTGAAGCCGCTGAGCGCCTATTACGTTGACCCGTCAGCGCCGGACACTCAGGGCGACCTTACGGCGGTTTTCCGTGAGCTGAAGCTGACGAAGGCAACCGGGTGGGCGGGTATCGACCTTCGGCACCCGACGTACAACCTTTACGCCGGTCTCGACGTGATCTACACGGCGCGACTGAATCCGTGCCTTGACGCTGAACATGATCGGCTGGGCGTACGGCCGAAGCTTGTCGAGTACGAACACGAGATTGCCTATATGTGCGCCTACATGCAGCGCGCTGGGCTTGTGCTCGACCTTGACTACGTCGACACCCTTCGCCGCATGCTCCGCGAGGAAGAAGAGCGCTACGCGACTGTAGCGGCAATGTGGGGTGTCGACTCCGTCAACTCCGGCGCCCAGGTGGCCGAAGCCTTGTTGGCCATGGGCGAGACGCTGACGGAGACGACCGACGGCGGAGCGCTGAAGGTCGACAAGGCAGTGTTGTTGCCGTTGGCGGACCTAGACCGTGACTGGGAACGTATCGGGGCGCGTGAGCCTAACCCGTTGGCCGAAGCCGTTCTGAGGGCGAAGCGCGCTGGGAAATGGGTGTCGTCGTACGCCGACAAGTTCGCGGCGAACGTTGACCCGACTGGGCGCATTCACCCGACTGTGCAGACGCTAGCCGCGCGTACGGGGCGCATGTCCATCACGGGTGACCTTGCCGCACAAACGCTGCCGTCTTCGGATTGGATGATCCGGCGCGCAATCCTGGGCGACCGGCCGGACCACATTTTCGGTTCGGTCGACTTTCAGGCAATCGAAATGCGCGTACTGGCAGCGCTGGCAAACGTGAAGCGCATGAAAGACGGCTTCGTAAACGGCGGCTCCGATTTCGATATCCACATGTATACGGCGCAGCTCATCAAGGGCGAAGCCGCGACGAAGCGGGATCGAAAAGTCTTCAAGGGCGCCGGATTCGGCAAGGTATACGGCGGTGGCATCGGCACCATTTCGAGACAGACGGGAGCGCCCGAACACGAGATTGCGCGTGCTGTCGCTGAATACGACCGGGTCTTTCCCGAGATCAAGCGCGCATCTTCGAAGTGGCAGCGTGAGGCACGCGCGACTGGTCTTGTGACTGTGTCGGTGACTGGTCGGCGCCTTCCGCTCGACCGGCACCGTACGTACGCCGTCGTGAACTATCAGTGTCAGTCGGCAGCGCGTGACGTCCTGGGTCAGGCAATGCTGAACATGCGTGACGCCGGTCTTCTCGACTACATGAAGTTGCCCATTCACGATGAGATCGTGTTCAGTGCCCCCAAGTCGGACGCAAAGGACATTGCGCGCGAGTTTGAGCGCTGCATGACGATGGATCTTTTCGGCGTGCCTGTCGTCGCTGAGGCGGAGCTAGGGGGACGGTCCTGGGGGTCGCTGTACGGCGCTGACGTGTGATCCGTTCAGTCCGTATGTCACGCACGCATAACGATCCCTGACTACTCACGTGAGTAGTCAGCGCGCCCCCTGACAGGGTGTCTAAGCCCCGTTACCTGTAAATGACAGGTAACGGGGCTCCCTGCATATGCGAAACCTCTCATCCCTAAGTATGACCCCGGGTTACACCTTGCTTCTAAAGGTTCCCCTTCAACTATCTGTGTCGTCTGATGAGAGTGCGCGAGCAAACCAGTGACTACTCACGTGAGTAGTCACGCTGTACGTTCGTGCTGCACGACGGACCGGAACTGATCAGTCCCCCGTCGGCAAGAGTCGGTGACCGTATCGGTTGCCTTCGCATGCCCAGAAGCATGCGAAACCTTGCCGCGACAGATCAGTGACCCCGGTCACTTCTCCGCTCAGGTCACCGACTCCCTTACCCGGAGTCAACCGACCTGATGGAGAAACCCCCATGCTGTCTATCGAGACGATTCGCGCTGCCCAGGGCAACGACCTTCCTGCTGTCGCGGAAGTCATCAAGGCCACTGAGTCCCGCATCGAAGTGCTTGCCCGTAAGGCCGCGAACCGTATGGCTCCGCACGGCGGCCCCCGGTTTTACGACTACGCCGACGAATTCGCTCAGGTTGGGCGCGTCGCCGTCTGGGACCTGCTGAAGCGCTTCACGGACACGACGGCGGAAGCGTTCCTGAAGCTCACGTACACGACCGTAGAGGCGACCCTGAAGGACGCTGTGCGCGCTGAGCGCAACGGCAACGCCGGAGCCGACGAAAACGCCGTGAAGGTCTTCGCTGCGATGCTCGAAGCCGCCGACGGCGACGTGTACGAAGCGGCGAAGCTTGCACAGACCTTGCCGCCGAAGGGCAAGCGACTCAGCGCCGACCGTGCCGAAGCCGCCCGACTCGCATGGCAGGGTGCGCTTTCGCTCGACAAGCCCGTAAAGGGACTGGGTCAGGGAGTCGACGAAAACGACGTGACCCTTGCCGACACAGTCAGCCTCTCCGTGACGGACGAAGAACCGGAAGTTCGCCCGAAGGTCGGTAAGGGCGCCCTGATCGAAGCCGCCCAGGTGCTCACCCGATACGTGGCTGTTCCGCGTGACGCTGACGCCCGTGTGTGCGTGCTGGACGCGTTGGAGCTTGCCGCCATGGGTGAGACGACCCCGGCGGACGTTGCGGCGCTCGAAGACGCGCTGACGGTCCCCAGCGACCCGACGGAGCGCCGTTACGTGCTCGACGCCATGGGGGTGCTTGCTGCCGCTGTGTCGACGTCCATGGAAGGCGACCTTGTCGACGACCTTCGGGACGCGCGCGATGACCGTATGGCCGACGCTGCGGAGAAGCACGCCCGTGTAAATGACACGCTCGACTCGATGGGCCAGGCACAGCGTGACGTACTCCGGCACAGCTTCGGTATCGGTGGCGCTGCCGACTTTGGCTGGGGCGACTCCGGCGACCTTGACGGGCTGTGCGCCTTCCTCGGCATGACGTCTCAGAACGTGCGCGCCCACCGTGCGAAGGGCCGGAAGGCGTTTGCGAAGCGCTATGCCGCCGCTGTGAGCCTCACTGACCCGGCTTACGCCCAGGTGCTCACCGACGCTGCCGCCGCAATCCTCACGAACGCCGGACGCAAGTGAAGACGTGCACGAAGTGCGGAGGGGCGAAGCCGCTTAGCTCGTTCAGCCCGGACAAGCGTCGTAGCGACGGACGGCGTTCCGTGTGCAAGGAATGCGAGCGCGCTAGGTCATCGGCGTACAGCAAGAGCAATCCAGAAGCGAGACGTGACACTCGGCTTCGGCACTACTACGGGATATCCCTGAGCGACTACACGCGACTTCTCAGCGATCAGGGCAACAAGTGCGCGGTATGCGGGGCGCCGGAGTGCGCCACCGGTAAATCATTCGCGGTCGACCATGACCACGCTTGTTGTTCGGGTACGCGCTCGTGTGGCAAGTGCATTCGTGGGCTGCTGTGTCTCCCCTGTAACACCGCGCTAGGCAACTTTAGAGACTCCCCCGACCTGCTTAGAGCGGCGATTGAGTACCTATCGCGCAGCGAGTAACCGACTCCCTTACTGGCGAACAAGACAGCTTCCGCAGGAATCAGGAGAAACCCAGTGCAGACCTTCACCCTTGCGTCCGGTCACACGATCACCACTCAGCGCGACGGCGCCGGGATCGAGTTCGTCACTCGGAACGCCGACGGCGACGTGATCTCTTCCGTGACGCGCACCTTCGGTGAGTCGGTGCCTCTCATTAAGCGGCTTGCCTGCCGCACCCGCTGACACTCCGCTGAC